GGTGTTTAAAAGACTGTTGACTGGTCAAATAGTCAGTGGTATAAATACGACATATGAAAATTTTTATAGGCCAAAAGCCTGACCGACAGCACATGTTTGCGCTACAGCGCTGCAAGCTGGACGAAAACGGAGCCTTGTTGGACTTGTTCCGCAAGAAACTAGAGGAGACCAAAAACTCCCTCGTCGTCGCAGACGATCTAGTCAAGTTGCACCGTTTGCAGGGTCGGGCTGAGGTTTTAACAGATTTTCTCGAGGCGGTTGAGAAGTCGTCCGAGATTTTCGACCGGGTCAAATGACCCGAATTTTGTAGTCCTAGCAAACCATTATGTGGCAGGCAGACCGAAGTAGGAGCCCTAAGCAGAGTTGGAGCTTTTAGGAGATATTGATGGCGTTACCAAGGCAAGTTGAAGCCCAGTTGAAAGAGCTGGAAGAGATCGAAAAGCAGCTAGCTGCACAGCAGAATCCACAGGCAACCCCTGAAGACCCTGCCCCACAGCCCGCAGAGCCCACAGAACCCACCCAGAACGCTGAACCGGTTGCTCCACAGCCAGAAGTTAAGCCAGAAAAGCCAGTTGAACCGGAAGTGCCGGAAGAGACATGGCAGCAGAAATACAAGACCCTCAAGGGTATGTACGACGCTGAAGTGCCTCGTTTGCACTCTGACATTCGTGAACTTAAGAGCCAGATGGACAAACTCCAGAAGGCAGCTGAAGCTCCGAAACAAGAGTCCAAGCCCGCCGCTCAACCGACCAAATTGGTTACGGATGCTGATGTTCAAGCATTTGGTGAGGACTTAATCGAAGTCCAACGCAAGGTTGCCCGCGAAGTGGCAGCAGAGTTTCGAGGTGAACTCGACGCTATGAAAGCTGAGAATGACAAGCTGCGCGAGCAACTTAACACGACCGGCAATCAAGTATCAGAGGCATCCTTCGAGCAACGTCTGTACCGTTTGGTACCAGACTTTCAGGCAGTTAACGCCGACGAACGTTGGATTGGCTGGTTGAATGAGGTTGACCCTCTGCTCCGAGCACCGAGAAAATCTGTTGCACAAGAAGCGTTCAACGCTGGCGATGCCGAAGCCGTTGCACACTACATTGGGATGTTCAAAGCGAGCATCGCCCCTGTGGAGCAACCAAGCGATAAAGCCGCTGAACTTGAAAAACAAATCCAGCCGAAACGTTCTGCAGCTAATGCACCAGTTTCACAGCAGGCTAAGACATACACGGACGCACAAGTCCAGAAGATGTTCCAGAAGTCTGTTGAACTGAGCGCTAGAGGTCAGCGCGATGAGGCGATGAAACTTGAAGCTGAAATTGATGCCGCGTACAGAGAAGGTCGCGTTCGAGCGTAACTCCCTGCATGCAGCGTTTACCCAACCTGTTTTTAATTTAGGAGGCCAAAATGGCTGCTGTTTATCCTGTCACGGGCTCTGGTGCATTTGATACCAACCCTTCATACTCTGGTGCCTTTATCCCCACACTGTGGTCAGGCAAACTCTTGGCTAAGTTCTATCAGAACACCATGTTGTCTGAAGTCACTAACACTGACTACGAAGGCGAATTGAAGAACCAAGGCGATACCGTCCGTATCCGTTTGGCTCCTTCTATCAGCATTTCTGACTACACCGTTGGTCAGACTCTGTCATACGAAGTCCCCACTCCTATCTTCCAAGATATGCAAGTGAACAAGGGTAAGTACTTCGGCGTGCAAGTCAATGACGTGTTGGCCTATCAGTCCGACATGAACTTGATGAACATGTTCACAGAAGACGCTGCTAAGCAGTTGAAAATCGCCATCGAAAACGAAGTGTTCTTCAACAGCTTCGTGACTGAAGGCCCTTCTGCTCAGAACGAAGGCGCTACTGCCGGTAAGATTTCTGCTGCCTACAACTTGGGTACAGACACAACTCCTATCGACCAAGCCACTCCTGAAAACGTGTTGAAGGCCATCCTTCGCATGTCTACAGTTTTGGACGAGCAGAACGTTCCTGAAGATGGCCGTTTCTTGGTCTTGTCTCCTTATGACCGTCACCTGTTGATGCAATCTAGCATCGCTCAGGCGTACTTCACTGGCGACCAGTCAAGCACCCTCCGTACCGGCAAGATCGGTATGTTGGATCGCTTCAGCGTCTACGTTTCTAACTTGTTGCCACGCGGTGAAGCTGGTAAAGCCTTGGTTGCTGGCTTGTCTGCCACTTCCACTGGCGGCGCTGTCACCAACGCTAAAGCACGTCGTATCATGGTTGCTGGCACTAAGCACGCCACTTCCTTCGCTATGACCATCAACAAGACAGAACCCCTGCGTAACCAGACAGACTTCGGCGACATCGTCCGCGGTTTGGCTGTGTATGGCCGTAAGGTTGTTAAACCTGAAGCCTTGGTTACTGCCGTGGTTGGCTCAGCCACCTGATAGTGGTATAAAGAGGGGGCCTTCGGGCCCCTTTTTTGTTTAAACCTTGGAGAAAATATGACTGCTCTTGAATTGATGGAACGTCTTGGCGGCGAAATCCTGAACAACAAAATCCGTGTTTACATTGAAGGTGAAATCGTCATCGTCGCTCGTTTGGAAGACACAGAATGGGTTCTGACGGATCGCGGCGTCTTGCTGACCAATGAACATTCAAATTTGGCCGCGGCTGAAGCTGCAACAAAAACTCGCAAAACAAAAGCACAACTGGTAGAATCTGTTGAAATTGTTAGTGAGCCAGTCGTTGGGCTTACTCCAGCTGCCGCCGAATAAGGTACATCATGAAACCTCTGAGCATCTTCTATTCAAGAATTCTGCCGTATCTACCCGGCTGCTCGGAGCCCTTGGTCGATCAAGTTTTGGTCAGCGCAGCCATTGACTTCTGTGAAAGTTCGCTCGCGCTGCGCCAAAATCTTGACTCGTTCAAGACTGTTGTTGGTATTTCTCAGTACGACCTAGACCCTCCTACAGCAAACCACGACATTGATCGCGTGATGAGTGTTGCTGTAGACGGCAAAGAGTTGGCCCCCGGTTTGTTTGAAGCGATTCGCAACGACTTGCCGACAGCTAATGCTAAACCCCGCGGCTTCTATACAGACCGTACAGACAATGTTCTGACGCTTAAGCTGTCGCCCCCACCCGATGGTCGCTACTCCGTCGTGGTAAACGTAAACCTGCGCCCAGCGATGACCGCTACGCAGTTGGATGACGATCTGTTTAACATGTGGTCTGATGCCATTACTTCGATGGCCATCGCACGGGCAATGCAGATTCCCGATCAACCCTTTACAAATTTTGCACAGGCCAAGTACTTACTTGACTCTGCAGCTAGACAAACCAATAGTGCTCGCATCGATGGAAACTACGGCTCGATCCGTGGTTCGATGCGCGTTCGTGCCCGCCCTTTTGCTTGAGGTAAATCATGACCATTGCAGCCCAATCAATCATCCGCCGTGTCGTTGAGACAATGCAGGACAACACGTCCGTTCGTTGGCCTGTGGCTGAGCTTGTTCGTTACTTGAACGACGGCCAGCGTGAAGTGGTCTTGTACCGCCCCGACTCAATGGTGACTAACGCCACTATTGCTTTGACTAGCGGCGCGAAGCAAGCCTTGCCTAGCAACGGCTCTAAACTGATCGATGTGATCCGCAACACAGGCGGTACAAAGCGTTCTGTCCGCATGACCGTCCGCAACATCTTGGACACACAGAGCCCTAACTGGTACAACCTTGCAGGTGTGACCGAGATTCTGCATTACATGTACGACGCTCGTGACCCCAAAGTGTTTTACGTATACCCACCAGCAGCCATTTCAGGCGCTTCTGTAGAGGTGGTGTACTCTGCCTATCCAACAGACATCACAGAGCCCGCTGACGGCGCTTTATACAGCGCTGTGGCCGGTAATATCAGCTTGCCTGACATCTACGGCAACGTGCTGGCCGACTACATCTTGTACCGCGCCTATACCAAGGACAGCGAGTATGCCGGTAACGCTCAGCGTGCGCAGGCTCACTACGCCGCTTTCCAAGCCGCTTTGACCACTGAGATGGCCGGTACAACAGGCGTTGCGCCTAAAGTGTGAGGTAAACCATGGCCGAGAAAATTAAACTCGTACAGGGCGACACCCGCCCTGCCATCGTCTGCACAATCACCGACGAGATCACAGGCGCGGCTATTGCTTTGACTGACGCTACTGTTGTCCTGAAGTTTCGTGCAGTAGGTAGTACTGATTTGACGGCTACGGTTAATGGAACGGTTACCAATGCCGCGAATGGTGTTGTAGCGTTTTACCCAGCATCCTCCCCAGCCATGCTTGCCGGTGAAGCCGGTGACTATGAGGGTGAGATTGAGATTACTTTCTCAGATACACAAGTTCAGACTGTTTACGACTTACTCAAGTTTAAAGTTCGTGAGGACTTCTAATGCGGGTAACGGTCGCTCAGCAGGCCCCTGTAGCGTCCGCTAATGTCACGCGGGCGAGAGCCAGCGTCTCCGTCGTTGTTCCAGTTACGCAAGCGTCTTCGACGCTTTTAGCGGCGTCTACATCTACTGCCATAGCGCAGGCCGCGGCAACTGTAGAAACCCTTGTCGCTGCAAATAGCTACATCCTTCTGACCTCCTCGTCAGTGCTGGATACCTCTGGCTTGTACATGTACACCGCAGACCTTGCGGTTGTTTCCGACGCGTCGTTTCGTGTAGTAGGGAAAGCCCTTACTGATACGTTCGGGCAGACAGACTACATCACCGGCAAAACATTCGCTCTTGGCAAACACGACAGCGTTACGCTTCCTGATTACATCATCAGGACGCTGGAGTACATACGTCGATTCACAGAGTCTTTGAGCTTCACGCACAGAGTGGCGTTTACGTTAAGCCGACCGCTCACTGACAGCTTTGCCTTTAGCGACACAACAGCTAAAAGCTTTACCAAAATTAGAGCCCACTCAGTTGGGGCTATAGACACAAGACCTGTATTTTCGGTAAATAAACTTCAAGCGCACTCAGTTACCGCACTGGATGCGTCAACGCGAGGGTTTACAAAGGCGGCGGCTGATTCCGTTAACCCGGTGGAGGCTAGAAACTTTTCGCTCAATCGCCCCTTGGCAGAATCATTTGTAGCAGCAGACACAGCACGTTTGTCAGCTTCAAAAGCCTTGACCGACAGTTTCACCCAGACAGATGCCGCTACGCGCGACTTTGGTAAGGCTACAACCGATTTATTTACGTTCTCTGATACAACGACGCGTGTCACCGGAAAAACGCTTCAGGACTCGTTTAATCAGTCAGACGCAAACACCAGAGCGGTTGATAAGGTACTAGCTGACGCTTTCGCGTTTACTGAGCTTTTATCACGATCTGTTAACCGTACAATCCAAGACGGTTTTGCGATGAACGATAGCGCCGATTTGGCGGACGGCATCACTTATCAGTCTGTCAAGTACATCAGTAACTTGGCTTTTGCCACCGACGCGAAAGTCTTGTCTAACAGCCTTGCCAAAGCCGACACGGTATCTTTGGTGAGCGCTGGTCTTTTGACTTCCCAAAGTTACTGCGATCTGTCATACTTCGCAGAAGACTACGTCGGCTTATCTCGCACATTTTCATAGGAGCTTCCATGTTAAACGACAACCTCAAAGTAACCGGCGACGTAGTCGTCGAGATCACTGGCGCAGACGGCCAAGTGAAAGACCGCCGTGAGATTAAAAACCTCGTAGTGGCTACTGGCAAAACCTTCATCGCTGGCCGTATGGTCGGCACGCCTACGACGATGAGCCACATGTCTGTGGGTTCGAACAGCGCCGCAGCTTCAGCAGGTGACACTACTTTAGGTAGCGAACTTGGTCGCGTGGCTCTGACATCTTCTGCGTCTTCTGGCGCGGTTGTAACCTACTCCGCAACATTCCCTCCCGGAACTGGTACAGGCGCTGTGGTTGAAGCCGGTATTTTTAACGCTTCTAGCGCTGGCATAATGTTATGCCGTACCGTGTTTGCTGTTGTCAACAAAGGCACAGATGATGCCATGAGCATTACATGGGCGATCACTGTTAGCTAATAAGGAGTAGTGGTGTATGGTTGATATAGTCACACGGCTAGGTAAAGGCTCGCCGCTAACAAACGCGGAAGTCGATGCCAACTTCACCAACCTTGCGGAAGTCTCCGGTGTTACCGGCGAACCAATGGGCCATGAAGATCGGACAACGTCGACCATTAGCTTCAACGCTTCTACCCGCACGTTCACAATCGCCCCAGCAGCCAGCAGTTTTACTGTCTGGTGCAAGGGCAAAAAGGTTGTAATCAGCTCAGCGCAGACACTTGTCATCCCCAACACAACGGGGATGCACTCGATTTACTACGATGCGAACGGAACCCTGTCTTCTAAGATCGGGTACTTTACGTTTTCCACAGAGACGCCAACCGCGTACGTGTACTGGAACGCCACAACTGGTACAGCTCCTTACTTCGGTGACGAGCGCCATGGAGTCGTTCTTGATTGGCAGACTCATGAGTACCTGCACCGCACGCGCGGTGCGGCTATTGCAAACGGTTTTCTAGCAAGTGGCTATACCTTAAACAGCTCCGCTACTAACGCTGCTACCCAAATTGCAATTGAGTCTGGTACGTT